GAAGACAAACTAGACGAACTTATGGCAGAATTTGAAGAGCTTATGGGCGACGTTGATGTAGATGGCGATGGCGATCACGACATGGCGGATCATGAAGCTGAAGAAAAAATGGACAGCGAAGAAGAAGACGAGATGGAAACTGAAATGATGCACGATAAAAAGCGCATGATGGATGATCTCGAAGAAGCAGTTAGTCTTGAAGCAGCTCCTAAGCCGGTAACCAGCGAACAAGGCGACGGTAAGTCAGGACCTGTAGCAGCTAATTCAGGTGCAAAAGGAATGGAAGCTAAGCCAGTTCACACTGACACAAGTGATGAAAAAGGACGTCCAGCTCCTACAGCACAAGATCAAGGTGGCACAACGGAACCTGATCTTAAGAAAGTATAAGGAAACCAGGTATGGCTCTTTACCTTAAAGAAAATCTTACCTTCGATAATGCTAAAATCACACTAAAAGAGGATAGCGAAGGTAAGAATCTTTTCATGGAAGGCATCTGCATTCAAGGTGGAGTCAAGAACGCTAACGAACGTATCTATCCTGTAAGTGAGATTTCAAAAGCAGTTGAAACACTCAACGAACAGATCAAAGATGGAAGCGTTCTAGGTGAAGTTGATCACCCGGATGACCTTAAAATAAACCTTGACCGTGTGTGTCATGCTATTGATAGCATGTGGATGGACGGTCCAAATGGTTATGGCAAACTTAAAATTCTACCAACTCCAATGGGAGAACTTGTCAAAACCATGCTCCAATCAGGAGTAAAATTAGGTGTTAGTAGTCGTGGTAGCGGAAACGTTGACCCGACAACAGGACATGTCAGTGACTTTGAAATTGTCACTGTAGATGTAGTTGCCCAACCTAGTGCGCCAAATGCGTATCCTAAGGCTATCTATGAAGGACTTATGAACATGAAGTATGGACATAACGTTCTTGAAATGGCTAGGGAAGCTGGGGAGGACAACAAAGTGCAAAGATACTTGAAGGATGAAGTTACTCGTCTGATCAAGGATCTTAAGATTTAGGAGAATCGCATGCTAGATGCTATCAAACCATTATTGGATAGCGATCTGATCAATGAAGACACTCGTCAAGCTATCTCGGAAGAATGGGAAGCAAAGATGACTGAAACTCGTGAGACGATTCGTGCAGAACTACGTGAAGAGTTTGCACAACGCTATGAGCATGATAAAACAACAATGGTTGAAGCCCTAGATCGCATGGTAACAGAAGGCTTGCAAAGCGAGATCGAAGCAGTAAAGGCTGAAAAGTCTGCACTAGCAGAAGATCGTGTTAAGTTTAATTCTAAGATGCTTGAAGGTGCTGAGAAGTTTAACAACTTCTTAGTTCAAAAGCTATCTGAAGAACTTAGCGAGCTACGCAAGGACAGAAAAGCACAGAACGAAGGTTTCGAGAAATTGGAACAATTCGTTGTTGGTGCATTAGCTGAAGAAATCAAGGAATTCCAAGCAGACAAGCAAGACGTAATCGAAACAAAGGTTCGTCTAGTTGCAGAAGCTCGTGACCAACTTGAAAGTCTAAAGGCTAAGTTCATCTCAGAAAGTGCTTCTAAGATGAGCAATGCTGTTAGCAAGCATCTTAAGGCTGAAATGAGTCAACTAAAAGAAGACATCCAAGCTGCTCGTGAGAACAACTTTGGACGTAAGATCTTTGAAGCATTTGCTACAGAGTTTGGTGCTACGCATTTAAATGAAAATGCTGAAGTACGCAAGCTAATGAAAGCAATTGAAGATAAAGATCAACAGTTGGCAGAAGCCATTGAAGCTCAGGAAAACGCAAAAGTTATTCTTGAGAGTAAGGAAACTGAAATTCGCATGATTAAAGAGTCTAATGAGCGTAGTGCTACATTAGAAGATCTTCTAAGCCCTCTTAACAAAGAGAAGAGAGAAGTAATGGCGAATTTGTTAGAAAGCGTTCAGACATCCCGCTTAAAGAATGCTTTTGAAAAATATCTACCAGCAGTTTTAGCTGAAGGTAAAGCAACAACTAAAGAAGTTATTGCGGAATCTAGAACTGAAGTTACTGGTGATAAATCTGCGAAGGTTGTAACAGACGAGGCAGTTGCTGATGATAGCAACGTAATCGCTCTTAAGCGCCTAGCAGGGCTTTAATTAAAGGAAGGAGACTTAAATGTCACAAGATCTACTAGAAAGCCGTTGGGATGAAACCAAAGAAGCCCTACTAGAAGGCTTGAATGGTTCTCGTCGTTCAACAATGGGTGTTATCCTAGAAAACACCAAGAAGCACTTGAATGAATCAAGTGCAGGTACTACTGTATCAGGCAACATCGCTACGCTTAACCGTGTAATTCTACCTGTTATCCGTCGTGTTATGCCTACAGTTATTGCTAACGAATTGGTTGGTGTTCAGCCAATGACTGGTCCTGTTGGCCAGATCCACACACTTCGTGTTCGTTATGCACAGGCTTTAACTGATTCATCAGCGGCTGCTACAAGCACATCAGCTGGCGAAGAAGCACTTAGCCCGTTCAAAATTGCACAGGCTTACTCAACAGTTGCTAACGCTACTAGCTCAGCTAGCAGTTACACTGGTGCTAGCACAGCTACACTAGAAGGCGACGGTGGTAAGAGCATTTCAGTACAGATCCTAAAGCAGGCTGTGGAAGCTCGTACTCGTAAGCTACAAGCACGTTGGACTTTTGAAGCTGCTCAAGACGCTCAAGCAATGCACGGCATTGACGTTGAAGCTGAAATCATGGCGGCACTTGCTCAGGAAATCACAGCTGAAATCGACCAAGAGATTCTACTTTCTCTTCGTACACTAGCTGCTACTGAGTTCACATACAACCAAGCTACAGTATCGGGTACTGCTACATTCGTTGGTGACGAACACGCTGCACTAGCTGTTCTTATCAACCGTACAGCTAACTTGATTGCTCAGCGTACACGTCGTGGTGCTGGTAACTACGCTGTTGTTTCACCTGCTGCACTAACAGTGCTACAGAGTGCTACAACTAGTGCATTTGCTCGTACAACAGAAGGTACTTTCGAAGCTCCAACTAACACTAAGTTTGTTGGTACTCTAAACGGTACAATGCGTGTATTCTGTGACAGCTACGCTTCAGACACAACTCCAGTTCTTGTTGGTTACAAGGGTTCAAGTGAAACAGACGCACCAGCGTTCTATTGCCCATATGTACCACTAATGAGCTCAGGTGTTGTAATGGAACCATCAACATTCGAGCCAGTTGTATCGTTCATGACACGTTACGGCTACATCGAACTAACCAACACTGCGTCATCTTTCGGTAACGCTGGCGACTATGTGGGTGAAATCGCAGTCTCGAACTTGAGCTTCTCATAATCGAGCTGTAGTTTTAACTACAACGCAACTAAAAAGCACTCTTCGGAGTGCTTTTTTTATGATTTGCTTTATCATACTAAGTATGTGCATGATATACATACTATTCCTTATACAGCTATCAGGGACACAATTTGCGACTCAGCAGATAGCAAACTTTGGCACCATGGACGAGTGCTTCGACGCTAGAGAACTTCTAGTACAGGAAATAGGACGCCCAGTGGTAAACTATCAGGCAATATGTATTGCACAATCTCAATAAAAAAATACAAAATAATCTATAAAAATGGTTGACTTTTATTTTAACGATGCTATAGTAATAAACATGTAGCAAGACGTTGTTACATGGGTTGGCAGTAATAATCCAGTTTCTAGACAGGATAACTGCACTCGGTTAGGGGTAGTGCCCGGCATATACTTTGGAGACAAAGAGTATGCTAACTGCGATACCAAGCAGAACTGAGGTTCCGGTCGTGATATGAAGAAAGGTATCTAGACGGCCGGTTGGAGGTAAACCCAAGTCCTTCACCCACCCTTATTACAAAACCCGCCACTGTGCGGGTTTTTCTTTATAGTACCACACTATATCTAGATTTTTTGCTAAATACAATTATACAACGCAATAATGCGTTTTATGCAGTATTAACCCACTGCGTAGCGGCTAGAACCCGCATTGGGCTTCTTTAAGGAGAAATCAAATGGGACGTCCTGTCAAAATTAAAAAATCATCAACAGTTGACATTGGTTTCAACAATCCAACTGGCGGTCAGTACTACGGTGTAGTAGGTGGTACTGATACTTTAAGTACATATGCAAATCCAGTCACTAAAGTGCGTGTAAAAATTGGTGCTAACGCAGAAGCTGATGGATATATTGTTCGTCAGAAAGGTGCTAGCAAGTATCTTGTAAGTGACGGTACAAACACTGGTGTTTGTACGCTTGCTAACAAAGCCGACTCTGCACTAGCAGCAAATGAAATGACTATTACTGCTCAAGATTCGGGTTCAACTGAATTCCGCATCAAGCGCATGAGCAACAAGTTTGCACTTGACTTCAGTGATAATCGTTATCTCATTAACTTCTTTGATGTTAATGCAGGTGTTGAAAAATCAGGTGCAGAAGGTTCAACAACTACAATTGAACTAGCACAAGTTGACAACTACAACCTATACGGTTAAAGGTTAATCAACACCAGAGCCCCTAGTGTGATAATTACACTGGGGGTTTTTTATGAGTGTAGCCTTTGTACTAGGCAATGGAAAAAGTAGACTAGCATTAGATTTATATCAACTACAAGAAGTTGGTCCTATATATGCTTGTAATGCAATTTATAGAACATTTACACCTGATGTGTTAGTTGCAACAGACCCAGGAATCAGTAAAGCAATTCAAGAATCTGGGTATGCAAAGGAACATAGGTTTCATACCAGGCGTCCTATCGAAGGCACAGGTGCTAAAAGTTTACCTAAAGCATACAAAGGTTTTAGCAGTGGCCCGAATGCAGTGGCACAGGCTTGCATGGATGGATATCACGTGATGTATCTAATAGGATTCGATCTAGGTACCACAGATGGGCAGTTTAACAATGTGTACGCTGACACAGAATTTTACAAAAAGATAACCGATCCTCCTACTTTTTCAGGAAATTGGATCAAGCAAATAAAACAACTTGCAGAAGAATATAGCAATCGTCGTTTTGTTCGGGTTGAAGGTCCAGAAACTGCTTTTGTTTCAGGCTTTAGAGATGTAGCAAATTTACAAACCATGCCAATTGACAGGTTTCAAGAAAGGATAAATACTAGAAAAGGCTTGCTATGAACAACTACAAACGTATAGATGGTGACTACACCATACAAATTGTTAACGATGAAAACGCACTAACACTTGAAAGTAAGACAGTGAATATCGTTGGTAACCTCGAAGTTGGAGGAAATTTAACCTACATTAACACCGAAGAGCTTCAAGTCACCGATCCTTTTATACTGCTTAACTCAAGCGATGGCGGTGCTTATTATGCTAACAGTGGTATTATTACACATAAGAGTGCAAGTGCCTATGCTGGTATAAGATATAATACTGCAAATGACAAGTGGGAACTTTCTACCAGTACAGGTGTGGATGGAACAACTGGTACTTGGAGCGAAATTGGAACAGCTGCCGCAGGTAGTGTTGCAGGATCAGACACTCATATTCAATACAATGACAGCGGTAGTTTTGGCGGCGAAGCAAACTTTACATACAATGATAGTACCAATCAAATGGGTCTTGATGGTAGTATTGCATTAACCGATCAAAGCAGTGCTCCGAGTAATGTAGCAAATGCAACAGTTTTATACGCTAACACTGCTAGCAGTGGAGGCACAGGGGTTTATTTCGTCGACGGAAGCACCAGCGACGAATTAGTAAGTAAATCTAAAGCCATTGTATTTGGCATAATTTTTTAGGGAGAATTTAAATGGCAGTCACAACTGCAAACGTAACAACAACAGATACCACAGTGTATACCAGTAGTGGTAACAGTGCTGTAACATTTGCAACACTAACAAACTATAGCGCAAGTAGTGTTACAGTTGATGTACATGTAGTGCCAGACGGTGGTGCAGCAGGTAATCTAAACTTAATTATTGCTAACTTATCAATTACTGCAGAAGATACACATCAACTTTATGCATCAGGCGAAAAACTGCTTTTAGAAGACGGTGATACTATTGTGGTAAGTTGCAGTGCAGATAATGCAGTAGCATCAGTAACAAGTTATACAGCGATTTAATTTTGGCACAGGGTAGACTACTAAAAAATCCACAACCTCAATCAGATAATGTAGTGCTACCCACCGGCGGCAGTGCTGAACGTCCTGCTGCTCCAGTTGCTGGAAGTTTTAGATTCAATCTTGATGTAGGTAGAGTTGAATATTTTAACGGAACAGTTTTTAAACAAGTGGCAAATACCGGCTCTGTTGATATTGTGGTAGATTCATTCACTGGCGACGGTAGCACTCTTACATTTGCATTGACTGTAGAAGCTAGTGATGTAAGTCAAATACTGGTATTTGTTGGTAGCATTTACCAACAGCCTACAACCTACAGTATCACCGGCAGCGGAGACGATATAACATTTAGTGAAGCACCCCCAGGGGGCGAGCCTATCAACATCATACACAATCTTGCTAGTAACGACGCATCTTGATGCGATAAATACTCTACAGAGGAATATCATTAAATGGCACTAGCAAAAGTTGGCGGCAATCTATTAGCAGACAATCTTCAAAGAAGCGAAAATCTTACCTTCAATGGTAATTTGCTTACCATTGATGTAGGCAATGATGCAGTAGTCATTCAAGGTATCACACTTACTGGTAACAGTATTTCAACTGAAAGTGGATTACTCGAACTTGGCAGTAATTCAAATGTAAAAATGACTGGAGGTAGTAACGGGCAAGCACTAACAACCGACGGTGCAGGCAATTTAAGTTGGAGTACACTTACTACAACAGGTAATAGCATTACTTTAGGAACAAGCACAGACGGTGATCTTCAAGCCAATGGTGCATACGACGGTTGGACAACTAGTACTACTGTAACTGATAGCATCGATGATCTAAATCAAATTGCTCTGAATGTAGCTAATAGCACATTTGTTGGTCAAGTAGATTTTAGTGGCAACGTTCTAGCAGGCGCAAGTCCAATGACTGTGGCATTTACTCACAGTTTAGTTGGTAATGCAACCAATTACCAATGGGACTTTGGTGATGGTAACACTAGTACAAGTGCCAATCCAACACACACCTACAGTAATGTAAGTGGCGGACAATTTACTGTACAACTTACAGCATTTAACAGTGAAGGAACATATAGCGGAAATGTTAGCTTAGGTGCCAGAGGTAGTGTTGATGATGAAACAAAAACAAACTATATTACTCTTTATACACCAAACCCAATACCTGCATTTACTATCGCAGACGATACCATTGATAGTGGCAGTAATGCTTCTATTACCAATGGAAGTCAATATGCAACAAATTATCAATTAGACTGGGGAGACGGTGACGGTAACGTTGATCCAGGCGATAGTTTTACTACAGCAGAAAACACATACACCAACAGCAGTGGTGACACACAATACACAATCACTCTTTACGGTATTAGCACAACCGCAGGACCTGCTAATGTAACTGAAACTGCAACGGACACAGTAGATGTTTTCAGTACACACACTTCTACATTTACAAGTAACGTTGTTACTGTGGTAAACGAAGAAGCAACCTCAGGTGGTGTTGTTGAGTTCGAAAACACTACATCAACCAGTCCAGGAAACACTGCTACGTTTGGTCCGGGGCAGAAATATCGTTGGACCTGGGGCGACGGAGATGTTGCCAATGTAAATATACAAAGCGGCCTAGCAGGAAATCCAGGCGCAAACATTACTCATACTTTTGCACTAAGCGGAGCACAGCAAAGCGCAGGCACTACGGCAACATTCGATGTTCAATTAGAAACACTTAACGGGCATACAACTAGTCCATTTGTTGCTGGTGCAAATATTACAATATCAGTGGAACCTGATGTAAGAGCAAACTTCTCAGGTACAGCAGTTACAACATCAGACCGCACCGGCGATAACCAATATGATTTATATGATGGTACTGATTATAACGGTAATAACAGAGCTTTAGCAAGATTTACTAACACTTCTCAAAACGCTGATAGTTATGTATATGACTGGGGAGACTCGAGTGCAAACAACAACGTAACAGAAGATGGCACAAGTTCAGGTAGTATAGGTGCTACTATCGATCATGATTATTCAGGCGAAACTGCTGGTGGAACAAACTACACTGTAGATTTTATAGCCAGCGGTACACCAGATACAATTGCACAAACTGACAGTGAATCTTTGGTATTTCAGTTGAATGATGTTCCGAGTGCACCGGGTAACCTGAGTACATTTAGTATCACACTTGCGGACAGCTACCAAGGCACTAGTCCTAAACTAGCCGCAGATTTTACAGACAATTCAACGAGTAATCCGTTGAGTGCCGGTGCTAGTCTTATTACGACAACAGCTAGACGTTATACCAGTGGCACAATTGATACTAGTACAGTTAATAATGCATACGATGGTGTCAGCGGTACACTTACTGCTAACATCAACGGTAGTGCTAGTGGAAGTAAAACATTTAGTACATCAACTGGAGAGAACGGAACCTTTACAAGTTTGGTTATCAGCGGCCAGTTAGATGCACACGACAGTATTAGTTCTAGCACATATCCTACTGGGTTCTATCAAACTTTTGACGCCAAAATTACACAAGCACTCACAAGTTATACAGTAGGTGTTAACGATCAGCGATTGGAACACAGCACAACTGGTAACACAAACTATGTCTCGGTAGTATACGATGATCTTACATCAACGCCTACGTTTGGAAGTGCAGGCACACTAAGTGAAGCCACGGGCGGAACCAAGCGTTATATTTCGGGTATTCCTTATTATAACACAGGAAGCCCCACACTTACACTTAGTGGCACCACTATCAATGACTTGGTAGGACAGTGCTACACAGATCAAAGCAACATTGTTGAAGTTGATCCAGGAACAAATTACGAAAGCACTAGTGCAAGTGCAATTGCAAGTGAAAATTATACCTACGCTACCATCGATGGTGCAACAACAATGCTATCGGGTGGCATACCTAAAGCCGACACAGGTACAAGCAGTGCATACGCTATTGGCAACCTAACTGTGGACATTACTAGCTCTAGTGTTAGAACTGTTGAAAGTCCACGTATTAGAGCCAGAAACGTGAATGGTGTAAGTTCTTACAGTAACTTCTCAGAAAAAGTACAGGTACACACAGCCTCACAAAGTGGCATTAGCGAAATTGCTATTGCAGTAAGTGATAGTTTAGGTGCAACCTATGACGATGATGGTGTGCGTGTATTTGATTTTAATGCCGCAACCACTGACACACCAGCTATTAGTGACAGTACAAACTATTATACAAACAATCCATATACAGAGTCAAGTGATCCGGGTGTAGAAGGCACACAAGAAGCCACTGTTAGATTGGGCGTGTTAAAACACGATACAACAGATTATAGTACAGGTTACCTGCCAGTAGGCCCGGATAGAAGCGGAGATACTGGTACGCAATACTTTACATTTGCTTTCCGCAGAACAACTGTGGCCAACTTTGATATCAATATTACAAGTAGCACAGGTATTACAGGTATGTGGATTGCTGCACCAGGTACAGCAATTGATGATGCCAGCGACCAAAATGGTTGGTTGGATACCACTGCACAGTATGCTGGTGCTGGTGTGCCAGGTGCTGATACAGGCAACGGTGGTAATGGATCAAACGGCTGTGCATTAACAGGTGCTGACGTAGTACCAACAGGAAGCAGTTTAAGCGGTGGCTACTCAATGACACTGGGTACAGAAAACATGAGTAACGCAACAGGTAATGTTGTGCTTGTGCGTATTGCACTAGCAAGCGGCGAGAGTGTAACTGCACTTAGCATAGGAGTACAGAGCTAATGGCAATCCAAGACACCCAGAAACTTGATTATGTTTGGAAAAAGATTGGTTTTGCTGCCACTAAAACTGATACTAATGCAAACAAACTAGCCGCTAACGAAGCTATTCCTAGTCCTCTACTGTTACGTGGAGATAAAGTTTGGCAACAAGCTGGTGATATTCCTGCAACTAAACCAAGCAGTAGCTCGGGTGTTGTAACAGTTTACACTGGTGCAACCACAGTTGAAACCACAGAAGACAACACTGCAACAGCAAACAGAACATGGAAAACAGGACAAACAGACTGGATTCCGCCTGAGTTCGGAAGTACATATCTGGTAAATGTTTACTTGCATGACAGTGGTGATGCAGCAAATGCTGAAAGTATTAGCAATAAATTGTTTATCACAGGTTCGGGTAATGACGATGAATGGTTCTTTGATTATCAAAGTGGCGTCTTACATTTCATTGGCGATAACCTACCCGGCGGCAGTTTTTCTGGCAAGAGTATATATGTTGCAGGAGCCCAATATTCGGGTGCATTCGGCGTAGGAAGTGCCGGCGGTGAAGATGCTAATATTGGTAATCTTACAGTCAGTAATGTTACTGTTAGCACAGCAACCAGCGGTGATCCACTTATACTTGCACCACAAAACAATGCTATTGTAACAATTGATATTAACAGTGGTCTAGTGTTACCTGTTGGTAATACAGGTCAACGACCTGGCTCGCCTGATAATGGCACTATAAGATTTAACAGCACAAGTAGCAAAGTCGAAGTTTACAACGGTACTAGTTGGGAAACTGTGGGAGATACCACAGCAGTTACCAGTGATGAATTCGATGGTGACGGCAGTACAACAGAATTTACCTTAAGTGATACTGCTACAACTGACACTGTATTTGTTGTGGTAAACGGTACTGTGCAAGAAGCAGGAGCTGCTTACACGGTTAGTGGCACAACACTTACATTTACAGAAGCACCTGGATCTAACGATAGAATTCAAGCAAGAACATTTTTCACAGCACAAAGTGTAAATTTAACTAGCAGTGTTATACAAGATGCTGACAACGATACTAAAATTCAAGTTGAAGAAAGTGCTGACGAAGATGTTATACGTTTTGACGTTGCAGGCAGTGAAGTTGCTAATATTGATGCCGGTGGACTGAACGTTGTAGGGAATATCGATACAGGCAATGTTAATGCTACAACTTTTGTTGGCAATTTAACCGGTACAGCAAGTTCTTATACTGTAACCAGTGGTGATGTTACAGCTCATCAAGCTAATTTAAGTATAACCGAAAGCCAAATCTCAGATTTTGGCACATATTTAACAAGTGTATCAGGTAATATTACTGTTGATTCAATAACAACTGATGAAGTATACGAAGTTCTTACTTCAAAAACGTCAGCTACAGGCACAGTAACACACGATTTAAGTACGGGACACATTTTTTATCATACTAGTATAAGTGCTGATTTTACTGCTAATTTTACAAACATAGATACTACAGCAAATTTAGCAACTACAGCAACACTAGTTCTAGTACAAGGTAGCACTGCATATATCCCAACAGCAGTGCAAATTAGCGGATCAGGTCAAACCATTAACTGGCAAGGCGGAAGTCAGCCAACAGGTACAAATAATGGTATTGATATTGTCACATTCAGTATACTGGATGTTGGCGGTAGTTATACCGTACTAGGTCAATTAACAGACTTCTAATGTTTAGTTCATTTAGCGGATCATTTGATTTTGGACGCAGACCTGGTGATCCTCTAGGAACCGGTTACACTGAAACTTTCACTGCTGTAGGCAATGACTCTTGGATAGCCCCTAATAATGTATACTTTGTTGAGTACCTTGTTGTAGCCGGCGGTGGAGGCGGCGGCAATGGATATGATAATGCCGGTGGGGGTGGCGGAGCCGGCGGTATGGTCCGTACAGGTATACTTCCTGTTACTCCTGGAACCAGTTATAGTATTACGGTAGGAGCCGGCGGTGCTGGTGGTGCTGATACTAGAACAAACAATAACGGATCCAGTGGCGGAAACAGTGTATTTGGATCAATAACATCACTAGGTGGTGGATATGGCAAAGGCTCAAGAACAAACTCAGGCGCAGGTGAAGCCGCACAAGTAGGAATCACAACAGCACCAACTGGTGGCGACGGTAACGGTGGTGGTAATGATGGCGGCGGTGGCGGTGGAGCCACTGGAGCAGGTGGCGCCGGAGGTGGAGCACCTGGTGCAGGTGGTTCTGGATTAACATCAAGCATTACTGGGTCAAGTGTTACTTACGGAGTAGGTGGAGCAGGTGGATACAACGGCGGTCCTTATGACGGAGCATCTGGTACTGCTAATAGAGGCAACGGCGGCGTAGGCGGTTCTAGTCCAAGTTTTAATAGTGCCGCAGGAGGATCTGGCGGTTCGGGTATTGTTGTTCTTCGATACAATCGCAGACAAGAACTTGTTACTTCAAATCTTATATATCACTTGGATGCTAGTCATTCGGACAGTTATCCTACAACTGGGACAGCAGTCTCGGACTTGTCAGATACACTCGGTGATTCTACCTTAACCAATGGTCCTGTTTTTACAAATGCAGGTAGGAGTAGTTACTGGACATTTGATGGTACTAACGATTATTTGTTGACTCCTAATTTAGAAACTCCAATGGCCGGAGAAAGTCACTCAACTGAGTGCTGGATATACCCCACCGGGAATGGCTTGATAGTTACCTATACTGGACAATCTAACGTATTCACAGGATATCATCATTCAGCTATAGAGATAGTTTCTGGAAATTTAGAGTTTGGTTTGTGGAATGGTACTGGTATAACTTCAACTGGTTCTACAGGTTCCATATCTCTAAACACTTGGCACCAAGTGGTTCTAACCTATGATGGTACAACCTGTCGCGGCTATCTAGATGGTAGTTTAGCAGGTTCTGTACCGGTAACATGGTCTAGTCCTCAAATCGACTACAGTCTTGATTTTTATATGGGATTTGGCGCCAGCGACATTACCAACCAAGGCGATGGCACATACTTCAATGGTAGATTTGGTGTTATTAGACTTTATACAGGTGCACTTAGTGCTGATGTGATCTTACAAAACTTCAATGCCACACGAGATAGATTTGGCATTTAGTTGTTATCCTATACTTTAAAAATTTAGCTCTACGGTAAATACAATACTAAGAGTGTAACGACTCAATCCATTGATATAGGAACGTTAAGATGGCCATTACAAGAATTAAGAATAATCAGATTACAGATAGTACTATTAACGCTGGTACTAAATTATCTGATAATTCTATTACCGCTGGTAAACTTGCAAACAACATTACTTACGGATCAGATTTTACAATCACAGGTAACTTAACAGTTAACGGTACAACTACAACTGTTGATACCAACAACATGACTGTTGATGATCCTTTACTGCTTCTTGGTAGTAACCAGACTGGGTCGGGCGCAGTTGATATTGGTTTCATTGGTGAACGAGGCGATGATACAAATATCGCATTTGTATTTGATGAAAGTGCAGACGAATTTGCTGTAGCTCTTACAAGCACAACAGATGCTAATACCACAATCACTATTACAGATTATGCAGATATACATGCAGGTGGTGTAACAGCGGATGACGCAATCACAGCCACTGGTAATGTAACAGGCGGCAACTTGATCACAGCCGGTGCACTCGAATCAGATAGTGCCGCTGTAACTAACGGAATTACTGCAGGCACTACAGTTGTTGCCACTGGCAACGTTACAGGTGGTAATTTAACAACTGCCGGGGACGTAACCACAGCAACAGTTACAGCAAGTGGTGCCATAACAGGTAGTACAAATATTACAGCCACAGGTAACGTAACTGGCGGTAACTTGATTACAGGCGGCGATGCAGACATCACAGGCGATGTTGGTGCTGCTACTGCTACTATAACTGGAAATTCTACAATAGGTGGCACCTTAGGGGTCACAGGTGAAGCAACACTTGCAAGTGCTACTGTAAGTGATTTGACAAGCGGACGAGTTGTACTAGCAGGTGCAAGTGGTGCAATCGAAGATAGCGGCAATTTAACTTTTGATGGAAGTACATTAGGTGTCACTGGAGCAATTACAGCAAGCACAACAGTGACAGCCACTGGGAATGTCACTGGTGGTAACTTAACAACAAGTGGAGATGTAACCACTGCAACAGTTACAGCAAGTGGTGCTATTACTAGTTCAACTACTATTACAGCCACTGGTAACATCACAGGTGGTAACTTGATTACTGCTGGTACATTTGAATCATCTGCGGTTACTGCTACTGGTAACATCACAGGTGGTAATTTGATTACAACCGGTGCAACTGAAACTGGTACTATCACAACCACAGGCGAAGCAACATTAGCTAGTGCTACTGTAAGTGATTTAACCGATGGGCGTGTCGTACTAGCAGGAAGTAATGGTGCAATTGAAGATAGTGCTAACTTTACATTTGATGGATCTACAGCAGCAGTTACTGGTGCAATTACAGCAAGTACAACTATTACAGCCACAGGTAACGTAACTGGTGATAACCTAACAACAAGTGGAGATGTAACCACTGCAACAGTTACAGCAAGTTCAACTGTTACAGCAACTGGCAATGTCACAGGTGGCAACATCACAACTGCCGGTGTACTAGACGGTGCTACTCTTAACACAACTGGTGCCGGCGATATTGGCGGCGACCTTACAATTGCAGGTAACTTGATTGTACAAGGTGCAACGCAAACTGTTGATGCTACTACATCAACACTAGTTGACCCGATTATGCAGTTAGGCCGTGGAGCAAACAATGCTGCACTGACAAGCGATGATGCTAAAGACCGTGGTATTTCTATGTACTACTATGAAGGATCAGAAAAAGTATCTTTCATGGGATTTGATACCACAAACAATAACTTTGTGTTTATTCCAGATGCATCAATCACAGGTGAAGTTGTTAGTGGTACCGCAGGTAATGCAACATTTGGTGTTTTGACAACAACTTCAGTATCAGCAAGCGGTAACGTAACTGCCGGCAATTTAACAACAAGTGGAGACGTAACCACAGCAACAGTTACAGCTTCAGGTGCTATTACTAGTTCAACTACTATTACAGCTACTGGTAATATTACAGGTGGTAACCTGATTACTGCTGGTACATTTGAATCTGCTTCTGTTACAGCAACAGGTAATGTAACAGGTGGTAATTTGATCACAGCAGGTGATACATCGACTGCTACACTACAAACATCAGGAGAAGCTACATTAGCAAGTGCTACTGTAAGCGATTTGACAGACAATCGTGTTGTAATTGCTGGCACTAGTGGTGCATTAGAAGATGATGCTAACTTTACATTCGACGGCTCGACTCTTGCATTAACAGGAAACGCATCAGTAACAGGTGCAATTACAGCAAGCACAACTATTACTGGTACAGGCAATGTTACAGGTGGAAACTTAACAACAGCAGGCGATGTAACTACTGCAACAGTTACAGCAAGTGGTGCTATTGCTGGTTCAACTACAATTACAGCTACAGGTAACGTGACTGGTGGTAACTTAATAACAGCAGGCGATACTTCAACTGCTACACTACAAACATCAGGAGAAGCTACATTAGCAAGTGCTACTGTAAGCGATTTGACTGATGGGCGTGTTGTACTAGCAGGAACCAGCGGCGCTATCGAAGATAGTGCTAACTTTACATTTGATGGATCTACGGCAGCAGTTACAGGAGCTATTACAGCAAGCACTACAATTACTGCTACTGGTAACGTAACTGGTGGTAACCTAACAACAGCAGGTGACGTAACCACTGCTACTGTAACAGCTTCGGGTGCTATCACTGGATCAACAACTATCACTGCAACTGGTAATGTCACTGGTGGTAACTTGATTACAGGTGGCGATGCAGATGTCACAGGTGATGTTAGTGCTGCTACTGCTACAATCAGCGGTAACATATCAGGTGGAAACATTGCTATTTCAGGCAGTGGCGATGTACAAACCAGTTTGATTGTCGGCGATGTACTTGCTAATATTACAAGTGGCACAACACTGGATGTTTCATCAACTGACAGTATACTAATTCCAGTTGGTACTACTGCACAACGTCCAGGCTCACCAGTAACTGGTATGATACGTTTCAATACAACAGTTGATAACCTTGAATTTTACGATGCTGACGGTTGGACAACTGCTGGTAGTCAGTTTACAGTTATTGATAGCGAAACATTCAACGGTGATGGAAGCACAGTAGCATTTACGCTAAGTGACGCACAAACAACTGCAAGTTGTATTGTAAGCATTAACGGTGTTGTACAGCTTCCAACTACAGCATACAGTGTAAGTTCGACTACACTTACATTTACAGAAGCACCACTTAGCGGTGATTCAATTGAAGTTCGTAAACTCACAACCACCCAAACTGTTAGTAGCTTACAAAATGGTGATGGGTCTGCGATTGTTGAAACTCAGGATGGTGTTGCAAATACTAGTGTAACTGGAAACTTAATTGTTAGTGGAAGCATCGAAGGCGCCAGCTTTGTTGGGCTAGATGCTACCAAGATCGAGGATGGAACAACTAATGTATCTGTAGATTCGTCAGGAGGTCCAGTCAGCTTTGATATTGGTGGCACAAATATTATTAATGTTACGAGTGCAGGCATTACCAATGGACAAGCAGATGGTGTCGGTAACATTGGTAGTTCTACCACAGGCTTTAACACTGTATTTGCAGTAGCTACAAGCGCACAGTACGCTGACTTGGCAGAAATGTACGCTGCAGATGAAGATATAGAAGTCGGTACTGTTGTTGTGTTTGGCGGAGATGAGGAAGTAACAACTGCCACAGTTGAGAACGATCATCGTGTAGCAGGTGTTGTTTCAACAAATCCAAGTTACCTAATGAACAGTGCTATTGATGCAGAACACGCAGTTGCAGTTGCACTTACAGGTCGTGTACCATGTAAAGTTACAGGTAATGTTGCCAAAGGTGACTTGATGGTATCTGCAGGAAACGGTAAGGCAAAAGCCAACAACAATCCTGCTCCAGGTACAATCATTGGTAAGGCGCTTGAAGCAAGCACAGGTGATGCTACTATTGAGGTGGTAGTAGGTCGTTTCTAAAAACAGCCTTAAACCATTGTAAAAATAGGGCTCTTGGTAGCCCTATTTTTTTGGATAAATACACTATAATATGACGGTAATGAAATGGGATTAACTAGACCACGTGCTCACCAGCTGCAAGACAGCGATTTTAAACAAAGCGTAAGAGCTATTTCTACAAGCAACGTTACACTAAGTGGCGGTGCTCCTAGCACAGTCGACGGCGTTAGCCTTGCACTCAACGACAGGGTTCTTGTTACAGGACAAAGTACCGGTAGTGAAAATGGTATTTACTATGTAACCACAGTAGGCAGTGGTAGTAACGGTACTTGGGCAAGAAGTCCAGATGCTGATACCACAGGGGATATGACAGCTGGCATGGTTGTTATGGTAACCGAAGGTACCAGTTATGCTGATACCAGTTGGAAAATTACCACAGACGATCCCATTACACTTGGGTCTACCAGTATCTCTTTTGCACAAGCCAGTGCTCATGCGTTTGGAACAATCAGTGTTAGTGGACAAGATAATCTAGCCGCAGACGGCGTAGGCGATACATTAACAGTAGCCGCTGGCAACAATATCGTTCTTACAACCACGGCGGCCAGTGATACTCTCACAGTAGCAGCCAACGACACACCAAGTTTCTCTACAGTTACAGCCACTGGTAACATTACAGGTGGCAACATAACCACTGCTGGCACTGGTACATTTGGTACTATGACAGACGGCACAGTGTCGTTTACCAGCGGTAACATATCTGGTGTAAACGAACTAAGAATTGATCAAACTGGCACTGGTTTGCGTATGACAAACGTTGGTGCATTTGACAACGACGGTTCAGACAATTTCCGTATTTTTTCTACAAATGATTTAACAATCAGTGCCAATGGCCAGAATGGCACTGCACTTACTGTTGATGCAACCAATCAAGATGTTACAATTGAGAACGATCTGCGTGTTGATGCAGGTAACTTATACGTTGGCGGCACAGCAGTTACAGCAACAGCCGCTGAACTGAATCTGCTAGATGGTGTTACAGGTACATTGGTTACTGAAGCAGGAACACAAACACTAACAAATAAATCAATCAGTGCAAGTCAGATCAATAGTGGTACACTTGCTAATGCACAAATTAGCAGTGGATCAGTGGTACAACACCAGGGCGATTTAAGCATAACAGAAAGTCAAATAAGCGACTTAGGTAGCTATATAACAGCCAGTTCAACTGATACATTAACAAATAAATCAATCAGTGCAAGTCAAATCAACAGTGGCACACTTGCTAACGCACAAATCAGTAGTGGATCAGTTGTCCAGCACCAAGGTGACTTGACGATTACCGAAAGTCAAATTTCTGATCTTGGCAGTTACATAACAGCTAGTTCAACTGATACATTAACAAACAAAACTCTTACTAGTCCAAACATAAACGAAGCAGTTGCGTTGACTAGTACTGCAACTGAACTAAACTTGTTAGACGGTGTCACAGGTATTACATTAGGCACAGCTAACGAACTACTAGTTGTGGGTACAGATGGAACTAGCATTGCGAGTGATAGTACCTTAAGTGTTGACACCGGTAATAATAGATTGGGTATCAACCAAACTTCGCCTGAAGTGACACTGCACATGACAGGTGAAAGTTCACAGTCAGCACAAATAAGAATGGAGCAACACGATAACAGCGGAGATGCTCCAGACATTAGAACACGCAAAAGCCGAGGTACAGCCGCCAGTCCTTCTAAAAACAATGCTGGTGATTATATTTTCCGCGGCAACTTTGAAAGATATGACGGTAGTGCATACACAACAGTTGGCCAACTAGCAGTTGATACAAACGGCAGTAACGCAGATAGATTCCAACTTACACTTACTGTAAGTGATGATGGTGGTACTATTGATGCCGCGGATGCACAGTTTAAGATTGATGGTAATGCTAGTGGTGCAATTACCTTTAACAATGCATATACGTTTCCAACCGCAGACGGTACTGCAAATCAAGTCCTGCAAACAGATGGCAGTGGAGCACTTAGTTTTGCAACAGTAAACACAACTGCTATTGATAATGTTGTAGAAGATACTACTCCGCAACTTGGCGGTGACTTGGATCTCAACAGCAGTGATATAACTGGTACAGGAGATATCAATACCACTGGTACTATCACAGCAAGTGGTAATATTACAGGTGGTAACTTACTTACATCTGGTACAGTGACAATGGATAGACTGTCACTGAGTTCAAGTCAGACTACGGTACCACCGCTACAACTAACAGCAAACAGTCTGCAAGATGGTGTAGGTGCTCTCAGAATAGACGGTTCACAAGCAGATATATTCCTTAATCCATCCACTGCTACACATACCACTGTAACTTTTGCAGTTAACAACGATCAAAGATTAGCCTTTGGTATGGACAACAACAGTGACTTCTACATCACAAGAAGAACTGGTAATGTTTGGTATGATGATACTTTTGTAATAGATAGGGACACCGGCGAACTTCGTTACGGGTACGATGTATCAGTAACTGGTAACCTTACCTACGGAACACTCAACGACGGTACTACAGCACTAACATCTACAGTTGCAGAACTCAATATCTTAGATGGTGTAACTGCTACAACAACTGAACTTAACTACGTTGACGGAGTAACAAGTGCAATACAAACACAACTAGATGCTAAAGCACCCACTGCAAGTCCGACATTTACTGGATCTGCAACAGGTGTTAACTTAACCCTAAGTGGCAACCTAACTGTTAACGGTACTACTACAACAGTAGCAAGCACTAATACGGTGATCAGTGATAACTTGATTGAACTCAACAACGGTGCTTCTAGTAACGCAAACGACAGCGGTATTGTTATTGAGCGAGGCTCAACTGGCGATAATGCGTTTATGGGCTGGGATGAATCAGCAGATTCATTTATACTAGGCACAACAACAGCAACAGGATCTAGTACAGGCGACTTAACAATCTCGGCGGCACCACTAAGCATCAGCAGTTTAACTCTTGGCGGAACAGCAGTTTCGGCAACAGCAACCGAGCTAAACTTATTAGATGGTGTAACTGGCACACTGGTTACTGAAGCAGGTACCCAGACATTAACAAATAAATCAATCAGTGCAAGTCAGATTAACAGTGGTACACTTGCCAATGCACAGATTAGTAGTGGATCAGTAGTACAGCACCAAGGTGACTTGACAATCACAGAAAGTCAGATCTCAGACCTTGGCAGCTACATAACAGAATTATCCGATGACACCACACCACAGTTAGGCGGGGTTCTCGATACCAATGGCAACAACATTGAGTTCCCGGACAGTTCGGGAGCGGAAGTAAACCGACTGAGATTTGGCACTGGTGATGATCTCGAGATTTATCACGATGGGACTGATAGCTTTATTACCGATAGAGGCGCCGGAAGCCTGAGAATACGAGGCTACGGTACGAGGCTTGAGGGAGGCACGAATTCTCCTTTCTTGATCCACAGTGCAGATGGGTACCCAACAGGTCAGTATGGCGTGAAGATGTACCACATAACTTATGGGTCATCGTCCGAAAGGCTGAAGACTACATCCAGCGGTTCTGAATTTACCGGAACAATTAAGGTAACTTGGTTGTCCAAAACCAAGGCCAGGTAAAATTAGATGATGCTGATAATAGTGCTCACGTTGCACTAAGAGCACCTGCTACTGTAACTGCTAATGTAACATTAACACTACCAAACGGAACAGGCACTGAAGGACAAGTTTTATCAACTGACGGAACAGGAACACTATCATTTATTGATCAGTCCAGCGGAGGAGGATCAGGAAGTAGTTACCCAAACAGTACTTTTAGTACAGTACCAGGTACTAACGGAGACTTTGATTTAAGTTTTAACGTGGCACAAACTACACAAGAATCTCCATTTGAAGCAACCGGTACCGATGCATTTGGTGTTAACCTTGGAGAAGTATATGATGCCATGGATCCAATTGGTAGTGTAGACAGCATAGATTACGGCGAAGACGAAGCCTATGTAGGCGCATAAATAAGGTATAGGAGTAAAAGATGCCAACTACTTTACAATTTAGACGTGGAACTACATCACAAAACAATAGTTTCACCGGTGCCTTGGGTGAGATAAGTGTAGACACCGATAAAGATACTATACGAGTACACGATGGATCAACCGCTGGCGGTTTTGAAATAGTACAAACTACGGCAACTCAAACATTAACAAACAAATCAATAGATGCAAGTCAGTTAACAGGCACAATAGCAGATGCACGAATAGCAAGTAGTAGTATTACACAACATCAAGCTAATATCACTGGAACAGGCGCACTAAATTCAGGCAGTATAACAAGTGGATTTGGCAGTATTGATGTAGGATCAAGCACTATTGCTACCACAGGTGCAGTAACTCTTGATAGTATCACAAAGGCTGGTACTACCGGTGTTGGCAACATTGGTGCTAGTGGGCAAGCGTTCAACACAGTATTTGCAAAAGCAACATCAGCACAATATGCCGATTTAGCGGAAAAATATCTTGCTGATCAACCTTATGCGCCAGGCACAGTTCTTATCATTGGCGGTAGTGCAGAAGTTACTGCTTGTAACAAGTATGCAGATAGTTCAAGTGCAGGAATTGTAAGTACACACCCTGCTTACCTAATGAATAGCTCTCTAGAAGATGCAAACAGTGTAGAGCTTGCACTAACAGGTCGTGTGCCGTGCCGTGTAGTTGGAGATATTTCCAAAGGAGATCTTCTTACCACAAGCGAAATAGAAGGTACAGCAACACGCTTGATGCCTGATAGTTTTGTTCCTGGGTGCGTTATTGGTAAGTCACTTGAAGATTACAACAGCACAGAACCTGGCATTATTGAGGTAATAGTAGGCAAGGTTTAAATGCAAGAAAGGTATCGTGACGATTATGATGGCGAATTCGTAATTGTTAACACTTCATTCAGGAACGGTCAAAAACACCAAGAACGAGAGTGGATTCCTAATCCAATTGAAAACAATTACATAAGTGCAAGAGCTGTTGTTATTGGGTCTGGTTCGAGTAGAGATAAATTCCCAATACATAGATTGCAAGGCCACAAAGGCGGACTATTAGGTAAAAAGCGTTTACAGAGTTACGGCAGTGAAGGATGCTGGCGTGAACTGCAATGCGACTTTTATATAGACACCACTTGTAACGATCATCAAGAATTAATCGATTCAAAGTATGCTGAACGTGTGACTGTGTATACTGGTGCTAAACAATGTATAGCTTATCCAGGGGAGTTTTATATGATCCCTTACAATGTCAGTTTACAGAGCGATGCTGGGTTAGCAATGTATATTGCAGCATTTGATGGACATAAAGAAATATATTGTGTAGGCGTTGACGCTTCAGATCAAAATGGAGATCCTAAGATCAAAGTTGTAAATCAAATTAAAAATATTATTGAAACTTATACCAGGACTCAATTTATTTTTGTAAACAATAATAGCAATCTACATCCTGAGTGGAGAAAAAATAAAAATTATTCTCACATGTCTTATGCAGAGTTTATATCCAACTGTGATGTGTGAATATCTTTTGCTGTTTCAACTTTCTGAATGACATCATGCATGTTTACTGTATTCCACAGTCCTGGATGCAAAGGCCTAGGCCAAGTTCTGCTTTTAATCCAACTATATCCGATATGTTCATGATTTAATATGGGAACAAATTCTTTTTCAACTGAGCAAAAAAACGTGTGATAGCAAAATTTGTTATCTGGGCTGGTAAATTTTTCAATAGGAGAAAGTTTAATATACGCAGGCATACTGCCTAGTTCTTCTGTGCATTCTCTATAGATAGAAGTCATTAAAGTTTCGCCTTTTTCGACCTTGCCACCAGGTAAACCCCAAGTGTTTGGATGTTTTGGATCATTGCGTAATAGGTAAAGGTATCTATCTGTATCTATACTATAGAACCAAATGCCAACAGCATTTATAATACCAAACTCCATTCTCCCCCCGGATAAAGTCCTTCATAACTCTTAAGCCATTGTCCGCCAGCCCAGCGATATTGTATACTTGTAGTTAGATTAGTAACAAACTGTACATCTGCAAGTTCACTACTGTCAAATACTACATTCCATTTTGTTCCGTCATATTGAACAATATCATTTGCATTTGCAACAAGTGGTGAGTTGTCTGTGCCTCTCCATGCTTCTGCATCGCCGTCGTCGGAAGTACCAGTACTTTCCACAAACAAATAACGCTGACCATTTTCAGCCGCAGGCAAACCTGCACCTGGTCCTTTGCGTAAAGGATCTACTATAGCATTAATTGGATCTAGTGTGTTTGTTGGTATAGTATCTTCGTCAACTGTAAACAACAAAAATCTATCATCAGTTGGATGATAGGCAACAGTGCCAACAATTTCACTATCGGTATATACATTGGTTAGCCTAATTTGACTTATGCCGTTGCGTAGTTCGCCATATAGATCAACAACTGTGTGCCACATTAGATTACTAGGTTGGCTAGCAGGAGCATCTATACTTTCAACTTCTTCGCCAACTGCATTGTGTTCAAGCACTTGTAGTTGATTGCCGATTAATAGTGTTTGGTAGTTATAAGGAGTCATTTTTTGTCTTGTACCTAGCAACAGATCGTTGTCAAGAATTGCTTCATTGAGGTCTCCGTCTGATTCATACATACTAGCAATAATTTTTTGTACAACACCCAGTTTCTTGATTTTTGCTGGTGGCGAAATCCAAATTGGCATGCTGAATCCTAAACTTGAAATATCGATAGGATCCTCTGTGCCCATTGGTATAGTTCTACTACTCCATTGATTTCTCTCTAGATTAACAACACTTAAACTTGCCCAGTCTAAAAAGTTGTCAGTGCTTTGTATTTCCAAACTGGGATTGAACAGTGTAAGTATTTGTTCAAGTAATTGTAGTTTTTGGTTTGTGTTACTGGTCCAAATATCTAACTGAACTTCTAGATTATAAGGAACTGGCATCAATCTTTCTACAGTAAATGCATTTGCTTGTGTAGTATCATAACTTTGATTATCTTCGTCCCACACACGCTGTCTTACATTGCGTTTCTCAACAAAATAAGGTTCTTGCACTCTGTCACGAGCATAATTCAAACCAGTTACATAAAAAGTCATTAATGGAGTTGCTGGCATGCTATTAGCACTATTTTGCTGTAGTACTGTTTGAGCTTGTCTACTAGCATCGCCGTAACGTACAGGAACACGGTACAGTGCATAACTGCCATCTTCCTCTCTGCCGTATTCCACCTGGAAGTTGCTGAAAATTCTTGTAAACTGTAACAAAAATCTTCGTATTTGTTCATCATAAAAAAACTGTTGAGCCATTAGTTATCTGCCTCTGGGCGTAATATGTTACTGAGACTTTGACGACTTGGAATATCGCCTCTATCTTTGGTTTCGACTGTAGCATCATTATTAACAAAGCTACTGCGTAGTGAATCGTTATCAGCACCCGGTGTAAGATCTGTTCTTACATTATCGTCTACCTTAACCCATCTTGCACCGTCATAGCGGAATAATCTATTGGGAAAGTAGTCTAAACGTAATGCATACTCACCAAGTTCTGGATTCACAGGGAAACTTATGCCAGGTGTTACTGGTAATCCGTTTGGTGCTGTTTCTGTGCCTGTTAAGTATCCGAGAGCGTACCCTTCGCCTTGTGGAGTTACTGTGCCGTCACTTACTGAATCGTCCTGTGTTGGATTTCCTGGTGTACCATCTGCATTTGTGCTAACAATATAAAACTTGCTGTTGTCGTAACCACTGAGTGGCACTTCAAATTCAGCTTGTGTAAGAATTTTATCGTTGATATCTAGATCTTTAGCTTTTGTAGTAAGTAGATCTGATTCAGTGTCTGGTGTATGCACAGTCCAGTAATCTGTATTTGTAATTTCAATGCCAGGATCTACATCGTCAATGGCTCTATAATATGTAGATCCGTCTAACACAATAGACCCACTTGGATAATAATTACCTGAATCCCAGATGTTGTCCTCTGCAAATGGTTTGCTAAGAATATCGTTGTACTCTTGTGCGCCTACCAACGGAGTAGCCTTAACACGCCACAAATGCGGAAGCCAAGTTTGTGAAAAACCTTCGCTTGCAAAAGCTGCATCTTGAATTACATAATATTTTGGTAAAGCCTTTGGAATATCTGTGTCCAAGGGATGGTAATCTTTTAAATTTGGCAATTCTAACACGTCACCTGCCATAAGTTTACGACCCAATGTGTCGATCATTGCATTATAGTGGAACGTAATAAAAAGTGTATCGTTGTTTAAGAATAACCCAAATTGGCTTAGATCAAAGTCAATGTCCTGTGCATTGTATACCCCACGCATTTCATAGATATCTTGCGAATAACTGCGATCTCTGTTTTCTAGTAAAAATAAATCTTCAATAAAAAGTGGGTTTTCACTGCTGTAACTTGGTTGGGTAGCATCTTGTGTACCACCACTTATGCTTGAACTATCATCGCCGCTGGGTTTAGGCC